GGAGAAAGAACTTTTAACAAGGCAAGCAAGGCGTTCATATCTCTCATACGTTGTACAGACTAATCAGGGTTACATTGCAAGCCGCTTTCATACACTATTAGCAAACGCTGTTCAAGAGTTTATAGAAACTCCTAAATCAGCAGCATTTGACATCTTACTATTATCAGTACCACCTCAATTCGGTAAAGGGCATCCTGTAGACACTCCCATATTAACTACTAAAGGATGAAAAAAATTCGGTGATTTAAAAGTAAATGATTATGTGTTTTCGGATACTGGTAATCCTGTAAGAGTACAAAGTGTACAAGAACCATATAAACATCCTATAGTGAGTGTTAATTTTGATACTAGTGAGAGTGTAAGATGCTCTCCTGAACACTTGTGAAAATATGTAAGAAGTGTGAAAGGGAGAACTTTTAAACAAGATGTTGTAATAGATGAGACTCAAAACATTTTTAAAAAATATAATGCTAAAAGTCCAGCAATACTATTATCACAACCTATAAATCCTATAAATCCTATAACACCCACTATAGACCCATATATTTATGGTGTATGACTTGGTGATGGATTCTCAGGACTTTCTAAATTTTGTGGACATAAAGATGACATTTCTACATATTTAAAACATTTGAAATATCCATATAGAATTTTAAAATCACAAGGTAATACTTCTATTATTGCGTTTGACTTAGATAAAGATGTTAAAGATAAGTATATTACAAAAACTAAGTATATACAAGAAGATTTTATTTTATGAAGTATTAATGACCGCTTAGAATTGTTAAGAGGTTTAATGGATACAGATGGTTATGTGTCTAAGGGTGGAAATTCTTGTGAATATACAACTGTAAATCCTACTTTAGCTAAACAAGTGTTACAATTAATAAGGTCACTAGGATATAAAGGTGCTCTTAAAAAAGGTAATGCTACAATTAATGGTGTGTTTAAGAGTTATAAATATCGTGTATTATTTACACCACATAAAGATGACATTATTTTTAAATTAGAACGTAAACAAAACAGAATAATTAATGAAATAAAAAAAGACAGAAATGATAAGTATAAATTGTTTATAAAAAATATCGAAGAGAGTGGTACAGAGTTACATAGATGTATACAAGTAGAAGGTGTTATTTATTGAATAGGTGACACTTTAATACCTACACATAATTCAACAACAGTAACT